ATGGAATGCTGAAACGTCTTGTGCCAATTCAGGTGACCATTGTGCTCTTAGTTTTCTTTCAGTTACAGAAACAGTTACTGATTCTAAATCGAAAGAAACCTCACCAATTTGATCTTCGAATTCAAGATTAGCGTATCTTCTCCAAACAACTGTAAATGCATCACCTGAAAGTGTGTCAGCTAAAGTTGTTCCTGTATAACCATCTAATGATGTTGAATCACAACCTGCACATACAGGACATGATAAATCAACTTCCAATAAGATACATCCGTCTTGACCACAAGTATCGTAGTAAGAACCTCCATTACCTTGTGCTGGGTAACCAACAGGAGTTAAAGTAGATGTTGGTGCAACAATTCCTTGTCCGTATTGTTGAGTAACAACTCTAAACAATAATGAGTTAGGATTGTTATTAGTATCAAATAACGTATTACATGGTGTAGTGTCAAATAAAGTGTCGTCATTAGCGAATATTCTTAAATCAGAAAGGAAAGTTTCTGAATCAACTTCACCACCATCAGGACCAATTAATTTACCATTACCTGGAATTGGTGACCATCCACACATTTTAACGATTACTTTTCTAATGTTATTAGTCGCTACAAATTCATTAGTTGCCGGAACTAAAGTACCGCCAGACCAAACCATAACAGTAGCATCTTGAGTAACCGCAGACCATTTACCTTTAGAGTAGTCAAATACTCCTGGAGGATCCAATTGTCCTTCAGCACCTTCGTAGAATAAATCATAAAGATTTTTCTTGAATGGGGTTCCAGATCCACCTGGATATCCAGCACCAACTCCTGAAGTACCTGGGTTAGAAGGTGAACCTACAGGTGAGTAGTGAGTTGCGTAACCATCAAATGTTGGTGTTACTTGATCTTGGCTAGTTTCATAACCTTGAATTCTTGGTACAAAGTAGAACAATTTACCGATAGGTAAGTTCATTGCTTGTACAGATACTAAATCATTAGCCAACAATTTAGAGAATACTCTTCTTACGATAGGGAAAACTACAGTTTCGAATGAACCTGAGCTATCAGTCGCAGATGCTTCATTGATTAAGTGAGATGCTTGGTTTTCATATAACTGTGCCATGTTCTCTTTGATGTGTCCTCTTAAACCATCTAGGAATCCTAATCTATCCCATTTGTTAATTGTGTCTTCTTTGATAACTTTAAGGTGTTTTAACCCGATGTTACCTACAAGACCTGATTCTAATAATGCTCCCATTTTTTTATTTTTAAATTGAGTTTATTTTTGTTTATTTTATTTTATTCATCAAATCCTTCATTCTTAAGAATTGCGGATTCTCATAAGTTTTAGTTTCAATCAAATTACTTGCTGAACCATTTTGTGGAGTTTTAATTACTTTTCTTTCAATTGATTCAGTAAATACTCCAGAATTTGTGGCTTCAGATCCTAATTCTGATTTAATTGTTTGATAAAGATTTTTAGATTCTTTGATTGAATTAACATTATCAAACCTTCTTAAAATATTTATCTTTTCTTGTTTTGTTGTTGTGTGCTCTGTGAACAATCTTGTTGAGTAAGCCAAGTTAGAATTGAAAACTGCAACTTCATTTAATTTATTTCTGAAGAAATCAAGAGCCTTTTTATACTCTTCGTTTTTCTCTCTTAATAAATTAACTTCTCTATTTACAGATTCTACTTCTAAATGTCTTGGAGCTGCTTTTGGTTTTGGTAAACCTTTTCTACCCCATTTTCTTCCATTACCAAGTGTTCTTGATGCTTCTTTAGTTTCACCAGCTTCGCCTTCATCATCCGTTTCACTCCATTCATTTTCTTCTTCAGTATCACCTATTTCGGTAACACCTTTTCTAAGTTTTGAAGGATATTTGAATTTCATTTTGCCGACTCTACCTTTTGGTTTAAATGTTTCATCAATCTCAAGCTCATAAACAACTTCGTTACGTCTTCCTTCTGCAGTAAACGCCGCTCCTGATTCAGCTGAAGTGTCTGTTGGGTCTTCCATTTCAAACCATTCACCTTCTGCAGTAAACGCCGCTCCTGATTCAGCCGAAGTGTCTGTTGGATCACCAACAGCTTCGTCAAACTCATAAGAGAAAGTTTCACGATCTCCATCTTCATCTCTGAAAGACATTGATCCAAAACTATCACCCATAGGGTTTTCACTGTCATCAAATCGTAACTCATATAAAACACTTTCGTTTGTTTGTGTTCTCATTGGTGTAACTGTGTTTTCCATTTCGTCCGTTTGGATTAAGTATTCAGAATTTTTGTTAGTGTCAGTTAGGTGAATATTACCACCTTCATCTTTTTTAACAATAATTCCATCTTCATCACCCATTGCCTTAAATACTTTAATTACGTCAGACATTGGAGATTGTGTCATATCCAAAGGAGCCATGGTGTCTTGATTATCGTCCTCAACATCCGAAGGCGTCATACCAACACCTACTTCTGCATCGAACTCTGTTTCATCAAAGTCTTCTACGTCGTCGTCTTCTACTGTGTCGTCGTCATCCTCGATGTCGTCGTCATCTTCTTCTTGTTCGAACAAAGACTTTTTTGATTTTTTTGAACCCCCTAAAGATTCCCTTACTAATTCACTGATTTCTTCCTTCATTGTTGAAGCAAGTATTCCTTTTGCATTCTCATTAATAGCGTCCTCAACCGCCTTCATTTGTAGAAGGGCTTCCTCCACTATTGAATTATTTTTTTCCATACTCATAATTAATATGCAATTCGCTG